AAGCACTAATTATCTTGATATATTAGTGCGGATTGACACCAAATGCAAAAAAAGAGTCGTACATTAGCGAAACATAGGGAGTAAATGACGGAGCGTAGCGGAGGAATCAACGACCAATGTGAAGCGAATAAGTACGGCTCTTGCGGTGGCAATCCAAAAAAACTTATAAAAAAAAATGTTATGCTTAACAATTTTCAAAACACAAAAAAAGACTACTTACTCATGGCGGATTCTCGTTCGCCTATGACGATAAAAGTCAAACCAAAACACTTCTGTAAATATACTTGGCGCGGTAAATTAAACCGCGTCAATAACATTATTACTTCATACAATTTTAAACTTTAATTTATGCCACTACCAGCCATCGCTCCATTCCTACCGTTAATCGGTAGCGGAGTTAATGCAGTTACTCAACTGCTTACAAACTCCTCACAAAAAAATACCAATCTCCAAATGTATAACATGGAAAGAACCAATGCCCTTGCGGATTGGAACAGACAAAATGAATACAATTCACCCAAAGCCCAAATGGCTCGTTATAAAGAAGCAGGGCTAAACCCCCACCTTATTTATGGACAATCACAAACAGCTCAACCCGTACGTAGTACGGACGCTAAAGCACCTAATTATGTCGCTCCTCGTCTCGATACTGACGCTCTTAACGTGCCTAATATTGCTCTCCAAATGGGTCTCCTCTCTACCCAAACTGCAAACCTCCAAGCACAAGCAGACCTCAAAAAACAAGAATATACATTCAAAGACGACTACAACGACTTACTTCTTGAACAAGGTAGAGAAAAATCAAAAATCATGAGAGGTACTCTTGCAAATACTCAACTACAAAACGAAGTGATGCAAAATAATATCAAAAAAATTATTGCAGATACTCAACTTACTACCCTTAAAAAAGCGCAATTAAAAGCACTTACAGACAATTACATTACTACCAACAAAATACTTGGATACAAAGTAGATACTGCAAAGCAAGAAGCTGAATTTGTAAAAAAAATTCAAGCTATTGGTGTTGGTGGCTCTGTACTCGCTAGCATTCTTCGTACTATCAAATATTTAATCAAATAAAACCCCCTAGTTATGGCTTACAAAAACAGAAAACGTGGACGCAGTAAGGTTAAAAAAACCTACTTAGTATCCAGAGGCGGCATACGCCTATAAAAACTGCAACGGCTTAACGGGGGTTAGCCTCCCCAAATTTTATACAATAAATTTGAAACACATGAAAAATTTCATGAACTCAATTCAAGTCAACAAGCCAAAAAAAAACTCGTTCGACTTATCCCATGATGTAAAAATGTCCGCATCAATGGGAAACCTTATCCCTACTCTTGTTCTCCCATGCGTACCCGGAGACCGCCATGTACTTGGCTGTGAATCTCTTATCAGATTCGCCCCACTAATCGCACCCGTTATGCATCGCATGGATGTAACTATGACTTACTTCTTCGTTCCCAATCGCCTTATTTGGAAAAATTGGGAAAAATTTGCTACTGACGCTAATAGCGGTCATATCAAACCTTACATTCCTTATTCTGCTGACTACATCACCGATGCTGCTCAAAAGAAATTCATGGACTACATGGGCGTACCTCCTAACAACACCTTTAATGTTCAAGACATTAACGCCCTTCCCTTTCTTGCTTACCAAAAAATTTGGAACGACTACTATCGTGACCAAAACTTAATTGCCCCTATTGACACTCTTGCTGATGACGGCAATATTATCACAACCAGCCCTATGGCCCGAAACGGTCACAATGCGCCAACGTGCTTGGGAACATGATTACTTTACTTCATGCTTACCATTCGCTCAAAAAGGCTCTGCCGTTGACATTCCTCTCGGTACTGTCAACACTTCTACTGTCAAAATCATGGGTAATGACAATGTAGGTGGTAACGCCAATATCAATGCGGGGTCTGACTACTACCCTGTTGATAATGCACCTGCTCCTCTTACTGCTGGTCTTTATGCGCCGGGCGAAACTATTAACATTGACCCTACAACAATTAACGACCTTAGACGTGCTTTCTCTTTACAAAGATGGCTCGAAGCCAATGCACGTGCAGGCACACGCTACGTTGAGAACCTTTGGGCTCGTTGGTTTGTCAAATCATCTGACGCAAGACTACAACGCCCTGAGTTCATCACCTCTGTTAAAACTCCTATTATCATATCAGAAGTTCTTAATACTACTGGTGAAGATGGTGGTTTACCACAAGGCAACATGGCAGGACATGGAATCTCTGTTGCTTCTGGGCAATCTGGCTCTTACTTCTGTGAAGAGCATGGATATATCATCGGCGTTATGTCCGTATTACCTCGTACCGCTTACCAACAAGGAGTTCCTCGCGACTACCTTAAAAAAGATACGCTTGACGACTTACAACCTGAATTCGCAAACATTGGCGAACAAGAAGTATTCAACGCTGAAATATTCGCATACACTACTGACAACGCGGGTACTTTCGGCTATATTCCACGCTATTCCGAATACCGCTACATGCCTTCACGCGTCGCTGGCGACTTCCGTACCACACTCGACTATTGGCATCTCGGTAGAATATTTTCATCCGCTCCTGCTCTCAACCAAACATTCATTGAATGTGTACCTTCAAATACCACTAGGATATTTGCGGTTGAAGACGGAACTGACCCACTATTTTGCCATATATACCACAAAATTAACTCCGTTCGTCCTCTACCGAAATATGGTACTCCTATGTCCTACTAATGTCAACTCAATGTATGATACCATTTAAACTAAAAGATGCCGACGCTCTTGTCCCTTGTGGCAAATGCCACAATTGCAAGAGGCGTTTGGCATCTTCTTGGTCTCTTCGTGTAGTCGAAGAGTCCAAACTTGCTCACTCTGCCGTATTCCTTACCCTAACATACAACAATGACCATCTTCCTATCTCAAAACTCGGTTATCAAACTTTGGTTAAAAAAGACCTCCAAGACTTCTTTAAACGTCTACGTAAAGCCCATAAGGCTGACCATAAGACACTCCGCTACTTTGCAGTTGGTGAGTATGGCGGTATTACTAAACGCCCCCATTACCACATCATATTATTCAATGCAAATTATCTACTCGTGGAATCCGCTTGGTCTTTCCAACACATCGAACACCAGCCCAAGTATCATAACAAAACAGGACGTCTCCTTAAATCAACTACAAAAGTCAAAACACTTAAAGAAATAGGTTATGTACATTATGGCTTTGACGTTCACGAAGAAGCTGCAGGCTATACAGTCAAATACATCTCAAAAACTTGCTACATTGGCAAGAACCAAAAAATCGATGACCGTCAACCAAATTTCCGTTTGATGTCGAAAGGAATTGGAAAAAATTACATCACTGAAAAAATGACTGCATGGCACAAAAACAACCCAACCGAACGCGTATATGTTCCCTTAAAAGGGGGCAAAAAAGCACCAATGCCGCGCTACTACAAAGACAAGATATTCAACGAATCCGAGAAGGAAAAGATAGCGCAACACTTTCAGAACAACGCGAGTATATCGCTTCAAAAAGAAATAGAGGAACATGGCTTCAACCATTCCTCTTTTAAAAAACAACAGTATCTTGACGGTAACCGCAAGATGCTACTAAACAAAAACAATAAAATTTAATTTTATGCAAACAAGGTCTAATCTCGTAAAAACTCAATACAACCGCGAAGAGCATCCATGCAATTACGAAGTAAATGACAAACCTTCGCTCACCATCCCTGACCAAACAATGTCCATTAGGACTATCATAGAACGCTATACACGCGGTCTACCTATCTCCGCATCTCAAAACATCCCAATGTTCCAAGATGGCGAAGAATTCAACCCTATGCCCGATTCTGAACGTCTTGACCTACATGACCGAATGGAATTCGCTCAACAAGCAAGACAAGAACTGGAGGAAATCAAAGAAAAACTCAACACAAAAAAATATCCTAAAAAAACCCAAGGGGTGGAGGGGACTGTAGTCCCCCCAACTCTCCCTGAGAAGGGAGCTGAGGGTACCGAAGCGCAAAAAATAGACGTTGAAAACGTCTAAAGCACTAATTATCTTGATATATTAGTGCGGATTGACACCAAATGCAAAAAAAGAGTCGTACATTAGCGAAACATAGGGAGTAAATGACGGAGCGTAGCGGAGGAATCAACGACCAATGTG